CGATTAATAACTTCAAGGTTCTCTGGGTGTATGGTTTCAAATGCAACAGGCAAAATATACTCAGCTTCGCTTTCGTCACAGTACCTAGAGCTTCGTACTAAATAATCTAAATGCTTACTTCTTGTAAGCTGGGCTAGGCATACTCTGCTAATTCCTTCAATGCGAAATACAGCACTACCAAACCGCAGCACAGATAAGTGCCCAACCCCAATAATGTGAGCCAATCGTTTCTCGTCATTGCCTTCTCTCCCATAACAAATGCCNGCGTATTTNCCTAAATTTAGGGGNTTCGTATATTCTTCTAGCGTTACTTTCATTCTTTTCTCCTAGTTTAGCCTTTTAGATACATAAAAGGTGTGGTGTTCTATTCTACGGGTAATCTTACCCGCGTATTTTGGTATTCTACTTCTTTCCCAGCTATCCGCAGCACCGACAATAGACTTGCCTCCTTTTAAAATAGACTCGGCTAGCGCCATATAATACTCTGCTAAATCCGCAGGTGGACTCTTACGTGTAACACCTTTTATATTACACACCGCACGCCTAGTAGCCTTCGCCCTATTTATACTTGCCTGAGCTACTGCTACCAATCCTTCTAAACTTTCTCCTGATGCTTCGCTGNCCATTATAGCTGCTAAACATTCTTTTTCTCCTGCTGAACTCAGTGTAGGCAATAACACTAAGAGCAGGGCTAACACTTTCATCTATACTGTACCATGATGGTTACCTCTGATGCTTTATAAAATGCGCTTCGCCTATGGGGTGTTCTTTCCCACAATCAACGCACACTTTTTTATTTATCCCATAGTAGTTTCTAAAAATAATGCACTTATGAGGGGGGCAAAACCACTTCTTAAATAGCTCTTTCATTTCTTACCCTCTATTTTTTCTATCTCCCTGTTTAAATAGGCTCTAGCTTTTTTTAAGTCATCCAACTTATTACCCTTGTGTCCCGCACGAAGGATATACTTAGTCACATTACCTATATTATAGTTTAACCCAAAGGCTTCTATTATATCCCATACTTCAAAACCGCCTTTTTTATAATGCGCTGGGCTGTTAATAAGATCGGGTGTTGCAGGTGATTCTTTTATTTTCCATACCGGTTTAACAATTGTTTCGTGGTGACTGCTTAAATTTGTGTCTTCTAAATCGCTCATTTTATAATCCTCATTTTGTTTAGGGTAATTCCAGAGATTTATGGGTGGGAAAATAAAATCTGCCCAATTCATAGCAAACCTTTAGAAGCAAAGACCCCATTTAGAATAGCCATAAATAACCGCTATAACTATCATTACCCACACAATAACTGCATGAGTGTCAAAGTAGCCGTCTATTTCTCTTTTCTGTTTCATAACCCACTCGCATCTCTACATTCTATCGAACACCACCTGCGATTATCTGCAACAGGGGTATCGCACTCCCAGCATTGACCTGACTCATTTTGAAAGGGATTAATGTCCTTTTTGTTTAGCTTTATTTGAACTTCAAGTATCAACTGCGCTTGGGCATTAGCTTTGTCTATATCATCTGCCATACTGTTCACTTGCTTTAAAAGGGCTGCTCTTCGGTTTCTTGCGATTTTTGTTTGACGTTTTGTTTGCCATTCTTTTTAACCTTTTTTTACCCTGCGTTAAAGCCTGTCTCATAGATCAGGCGTATAGTTTCTACTAAGTCATTTTTTGAGTACCATAATTCGTAGCATTCATCTTCTGACAACATTTAAAACCTCTTATCTTTGATAACAGTTGTTTATCTTACCACACCCTTACTTGCTTATCTATTCCTCCAGTATCCTTCTGGTTTTCCTTCTTTCTCGGCTTCGTTTGCAAAGACCACAGGAGGTAAACCTTGTAAATATTTCCCGTTACCTGTATCGCACCTAAAGTAATACGTCTTAGGTAGAGCCGTTGATGCTACATATTCGGCAGCTGCATCATCTTCCGCTTCGATTTCAATCTTAAAATTAATTATCGCTGTGTACTTTTTCATATTAAATCTCCAAAAATGCTTTAATAAATGATGATGCAACCTGTGGAACGATTGCATTACCGTAACCCTTTATCCTCATGGCTCGCGCTTCTTGCGTGTTGTTGACACCGCTCGTATCGCTTGTATCGCTGCTATATCCCATTCCTTTGGGAAGCCCATAAGCCAACGGCTTTAATCCATCTGTGAATATCCAGATTCGGTCATTAAAATGAACTCTGACCCTATCTTTTTCTTGGTCATTAAGGGATGCCCATACTTCTTTTGGCGTGTATTGTGAGTCCAGCAAAGCCCTATTTTCATTGCTGGTTTGTCGCAATGTTTGCATGTATTCCGAACCATAGGTGCCAAGAAATTTGGCGAATGTGCTTCCCTGTGGCATTTTGCACACAATGTCATCAAATTCGATGGTGAGTTGTTTATAGGATTCTCGTCCACATGATGAACATGTAGTGTGCGTATTTTTCCACACGCCTGACAACATTCTTTTACTTGTTTCTTTGGTTGCCGATGACTGCTGCGTGATGTTGTTGTCTTCATTACCCCCTCGAAAGCTTTCGCCATGCAATCTTGATTGCAGTATTTCCGTTTCATAAAGCACGCCATGTCTTCCAATGTTCCTGAGTATCTTTTCCTCTCCATCTTCGATTTGCAATATTGGCAATGCTTCTCTGGTGTTGGTAATGGCTTTCTCGGCATTTTTCATTTCCTTTTCAATGGTTTGTATGTGCGCGACGCTTGTATCGCTGCATTGCACCATTCTACAGGATAACCCATTAACCATCCAGATAGACGAGGGTTTAATTGGCCTATGCTTTTCGTCACGGCAATATAGCCAGTCTGGGTCAGTCCATTCAGTGCGTCCGTCTTGGCATCCTGATAAACTTGTTGCATCGGCTCGTCCACTTGCTCCCGAAGATTCCCTGGAAAGGTTCTCCCCGTTCTCCCTCCATTTCGCGCTTGGTTGTACATCGCTTGTGGCGATCTGACCGGCAGTACATCCATCGTGTTCGGTGCTGCCCATCCTGCCGCTTGTGCTGGTAAGTCCATTGACTGACCCTTGTATGCTCTGCCTTGCGCTCCCTTCCAATCTCTCGCCTGAGTTGTTGCCAAACCCACTAACTGCGCTGCCCCATCCAACGTGTCCACCGATAGCTTTCCGTTCCTGATCCTGCCGCCCTGATAACCACCCTTGTGATCCCTTGTTGATGTTGTCGGCCACCCAGTACAATCTTTGTCGGATATGGGGCGCACCCGCGCCTGCTGCTGTAAGTACGATCGACCCAACGGCGTACTTTTCTCGCTCCATTTCAAGGCATAAATCATCGAGCCAGCCGTGTTTGATTGCGCCAGGTACTTGTTCTCCAAAAATTGTTTTGAAATTGCCCTGCTTAACGAGTTCGATAAAGTGCGGTAACAAATGTCGTTCATCTTCTTTCCCTTTTTGTGAACCAGCTACACTAAATGGCTGGCATGGTAATGATGCTGTACATACGGGTCGATCAATAGGCCAATTAGCTAATTGTAAAGCTAACTCCCACCCACCAATCCCCGCAAAAAAATGGTGTCTTGTAAATCCTTTTAAGTCACTTGGCGTTACTTCAAGGATAGAACGGTCGTCTACTACCCCATCCATAATCAACCCATTAGCAATGAGTTGTCTTAACCAAGCTACTGCTTTTGGATCAAATTCATTGTAATAAGCCTTCATAAGCACTCCTTTGCTGCCATACGTTTACTGTATACTTTTTCATTGCATTACCCATATTGCTCTAAACAAAAAAGATGCAAACGCTAACGCCACCACACCTATCAAAAATATTGCAGAAGCCCTTGCCATTTCATCTAATCTCATCACTCCACCTCTTCTATTTCAGCATTAGCCGATATGTGTACAATTGCATTGCCTAGGAAGCATACGGAGTATGCCCCGTCTATATGATCTAATAAGAACACTGTGCCTGAGCTGTCCTCAATTAGTTTAAATCGTTTGTCATTACCTAACTCGTATAGTTTCATTTCTTTTTATCCTCTAATATGGCTAGCTGATTAGATATTACGACAACATCGTGTCCGTAATACCCGTTATGGCTGTTATAGCAAACGATCTGGAAAGTACCTTTAGATGTATAAAAATTAATAAACATGGCCGCATCTAAAACATCATAATCATCACGACTAGGATCTAATTCATAAGTTTTTAACGCAGTATCTACTGACACTATAGTTAGCAAGCCCGCCCCTATAAAATCATCGAAGTTATCCAAGGAAGAACAGTAACCCCATTCCTCACAACAATATTGCGAATTGTCAATACCAACAAATATTTCTTGCTTATCCGTTGTGATTTTATAACCATCATAATAGCTATCGAAAAATTTATTTACTCCGTGTGATTTGTAGTTCGATATTTCTTCTATACTTATTATTTTTTCTGCGGTTATTTTATTCATCTCTTATCCTCTCTTATTTTTATACAAGCTATCATTTTTCTAATGTCATTGTAAGTACTCACAGCAAACCAGATAACGCAAGTAGCAACGAAAACAATAAATATTGTTAAAAACGCGCACCCAAGTATTTCTACATAAAGATTAGTTTCATTTCTTTTTATCCTCTTTCTTTTTACCAAAAATTGCATCCCAATTATCGTTGTATTTCTTTCGATCCGTTGGGCGT